ACTTGCACCATAACACGTGAGCCAAACGGGATGATGCCAGGGTCCACTTCAGGAAAGGCATCTTCAAGGGAATCATACGACATTGACAAAGGTACTTCAAGTAGCATTCGCTTCTCCGATTGCTGGATTAAAAATCATGCGCGTCTTGATCTTTCAAGACTTGCTCCACTTTTGAGAGGGCAGCTTCTAGGCCTTGGTAGTAACCTATCGACTTTCCATACTCAAACTCTACACTCTTGTCCGGCCCTGGTGGAACTTTCAGGGCACGGTGAGCAACATTGTTCTGCTCCTCTTTCAGCAGACCGATGAGTTTTGCAAACATCTATCAACCGCCGCTTGTTGCGCGCTTGGCTGGCATAGATGCTTGGCTCGTCGTTCTATCTGGGAATTTGCTTGCATTGCCTGTAGGCTTAGGCGCTTTAGGTGATGGGTCTTTACCAGATCCTTCACATGATGTTGGGTAGGTTTTACCCATTGCCATTTGCTTGTGCAGTTTGATTGCTTCCATGATAACTCCTTAAGGATTGGGGTTGATGCCTGTGCCAGTTGAATATGCGATCTTCTCGCCACTCTCAACTTCGAGTGCCGCCAATTGCTTGGCAGTTTGATTGTCTTCTGCGTTGATAAAGATGCGAGTCTGGTTGTCGTCTTGGTTGCGAGCATCTTCACTTTGCTGACGTGCTTGTTCACGAGCCATTTCAAGTTGTGCGCGTTGCGCGTCATTGGCCATTTGCGCTTGACGATCTTGTTGCTTAGCAGCAAGCTCTGCTTGCTTGGCAGCCAAGTTAGCTTGGTCTGCTGCTTGCTTGCGAGCAATCTCTTGCTTGGCAACTTCAGTGGCCGGGTCGTTGGGATCAGGTGGCTGCATGGATTGCAGTAATTGCACCGCTTGTTCAATGATAGGCGGCAATGCTTGCAATGATGCATTAACTTCTTTAACCACTGATTGACTGGCTGCAGCCATCACGCGGTCAAACGCTTTCTTCTCTTCTGTTGACGCCTTAACACGAAGCTCTGCAATAGGTTGACCTGCGGCTTCAGAAGCCACATCAACCATGCGGCTTACATACCATAGCACTATATGCTCACGAAGATGCGAGAGTAGCAATGGCATTGCAACAGGCGCCGCAATGCGACTTGCGCCAAGTACTGGGCTGGTCAAAAAGTCAAGGTGAACTTGAATGTGAGCCAAGTGTTCTTGGTCTGGGAATGCAACAATAGGTCTACCCATACTTGCAGCTACATTCTCATTGACTGCATTCATCTCTTCCATTTCAGGCTTAGGGGTAAGTAGTGCTTCGCCTTCAGGCACCTTAAGCTGCTTCAACAATAGCTCTTCTACTTTGCGCGCGTCATATAAACCTGGGTGCGCGTCTGAACGTTGCACTACAGCTTGTACTTGAGCAAAGCGCTGTGTCTCGGAGTAGATGTTAGGGTCTGACACTGGCACCACATTCATGGGGCCTTCAAAGTCTTTGCGGTACGCGAGCAGCTCACCTGCTTCATCCCGCACTTCTTTTTCTTCCATGTAGAAGCGGTTGATGCGGTACAACACCTGCAACAGACGACCCATGGCATCATGGACACGCGCGTGGATGGATGAAAACACTGTCATGCCCTGTTCCATACGCGCAAGTGTAGTGCCTACAGGCACGTTGGCGTTTGTGTCTGCCAACTCTTCAAATGTTGTTCTGACTACACCTTTGCCAGCATCAATCAAAAAGCCCATCAGCTGAAACAGTACAGGCGACGGTGGGTTGAATGGCATAGGCATCATGACTTTACGAATATCATCCTGCCCAAATGACCCCTCAATCTCATGCACTTCTGTTGGGTCAATGCGATCTGTCTGTCCACCAGAGCCACCTTTAAGTTTAAGGAGACCTGGGAAGTTACTGATATGCGCTGAGTCAAGCAAAGCGCGTAAAGCGCCAGTTGCAGCAGCAGACAAGCCACCAATCATGTGAGTCAGACCAATAGGGTAAGCGCCTCTCCATGGGACAAACGGGAATTCAATGATATGAATCAACTCATTCATTATTTCATCTTCTTCCTCCCAATTGCGGTAAATGGACAGCACCTTTTCTGAGCTCTTATCAACTGAAATGACATAAGGCGCCGGGCCATCGGTGTCATCTTCCACATCATAGTAAACAGCAATCTCAAGTATGGTACGCAACCCATCGGTATTGTACGCATCTGACTTGCGCCCTTCTATCTTGTCGTTGGCCGCTTCTGCTTTTGATACTTCTGGGCTATGCGGCTCAGGCGCCAGCTCAACATCACGGTACATGCCTGACTTCACACGTTGGTTGTACTCCAACTTGGTGACGTATTGGACATGGGTTTTGCGCTCAGCTGAGTAAAAGTTTGAGGCAGCAAAAGGCAGCAAAATGTCATCTGATGAGACAAACATAGGCAATGGGCGCTTACGTCTTGCATCCCACGTCAACTTAATGTACTGCACACCAGACAACGGCATCTGCGTAGACATCTGCTCAAGCTCCGCCCTAAACTCTGGCATCTGTTTGGTCATTTGCCAGTTAAGGAACTTGGTCAGACGTTCTGACTTCTCAAACTTTGCTTTAGTCACATCCCCAATGACCTCTTGTCTTGCTGGGCCCATAGGTGGAAAGATTTCTTTCATCACTCGAGAGGAGAAATCAACACAGGCCTCAGTCAACATGGGGTGAACCACTTTGGATGCGCCTGTGAAAGCTGCGCCACCGGGTGCGTCATCGCCAAGTCCTGTCCGCTTTAAACCTTCTTCGTATTGCTCATCACGACGCTTCCGCGCTTCTTTATCTTTTTCAACCAACTCACACAAGTCAGCGCCAATGATGGCAAGCTCTGCCTCTGACATGTCTTCTGCAAGGTTGGCGTAAAACTCTGATTGACCAGGAAGCGGCGCGTCGCTAACTTTGACCATTGCGCCGCCGTCTTCTGTGTCTTTCACATCGCTTTCGTCGTCATCAACAGGCATCATTTCGCCAAGTTGCTCTTTCATTGTGTCGTCGTTGTCGGCCATGTGTTATCCTTTATGCGGCGTATGGGTTGTAGCGTTCAACCACTGGCTTACGAGGTATTGGGTCTTCAGGTTCGCGTGTGACAGAGACTTGGTTGCGGTCCGCAAGGAGTCGCAATGCCTGTGTCGTTGAATCCACGTAGTCATCATGCTTAATAGATCGTTCACCATGAAAGCTGCAAACTTGTGCCATTAAGGGTTCAGCCCAAGTACGCGGCTGCCCTGGTCGTTTTTCGGATTCTACCACCCAAACGTGCCCATGCGCGAATAAATGTGAAACAGCGTGAAGTCTTTGCAGCTTATCAGCATGTCCCGGGTTGTATGGGTACGACAGTAAGTCTTCACGAGCCAGCATCTGGCGTAGGCTGATGCCTGACCCTTTGTCCTCAATGATGAGTAAATCAGGGCTACGGCCGCCAAACATCGATTGCTTAGGCCCTATCATTGGGGCAATCATTGGCTTCATGTCGTCGTCCCCGTAACGTACTTTGTATTCCTTCTTCACACGCTCAATTAAGTCAGGTAAGCCAAGGTGATCTTCCCAACAATCAAGCAAAAGAAAGTTAGGCTTCTTTTCATGCCTGAACATGCCCCACACTGAGCATGCAGTGGGGTCAGGGTCGTGATTCTTTCGATCAACAGACTTCTCTGTGAATGCCGTGTCAAGACTCATCACGATGTACTCAAATCCGGGCAATGGCTTGTCTTTGGACCACAGCTTCCACCACGCACGCTTGATGATGCCTGACTCTTCTGGGTCAAGTATCTCAGCGTGAATCTCTTGGCGACCTAATTGCGTGCCTTCATATTGCAAGATCTGAGCGCGGAATGTAGGGGCCAAGTTAGCAAGATTGGCGTAAGTGCTGGCTGTAGTGCACACCACATCTTTGCCATTACGTTTAACTAAGTCATTCACCAAAGGCTTTGGTTTTGGCGTTGTGGTACACAACAACTGCGGCCGTGCGCCTAGCCGCAAGCCAAACTGAATCATGTCCCACGCTTCGTCAAGGTACTCCCATGCAGCAAGCTCATCGCACCAGCCGCCATGAAACTGAGGTCCGCGAAAGCGTTCAGGTTCTGAAGCCGCAATGCCTTTGAGCACTGACCCGTTGATCAGCTTAATTTCATGCAAAGAACGTGAGTATGAATCTATGATCTCACTTGGAATCACGTGCATAAGTCCGGAGTCGCCTTCAAAGCACACATCACGTATGTCGCCGGATGTAGGGGCCGACACAAGCCAACGACTGTTAGGCAACGACCACGCATTCCACCACGTCGCTTCAGCTGCTGATCGAGTCTTGCCTGCGCCTCGACCTGCGAGCAATAGCCAAAACGTCCAATGTGTTCCTGCAGGTGGGAGTTGGTGTGATAGCGCAATTGATAGCCACTTAACACGAGCTTTCATTGCCGCTTTGTGCTCAGGCGGTAGTAGATTGAGGTCAGGCCCTGACTTCAGTCGCTTGGTAAGAATGTCAAGAACTATCTGACTTGTCATTCTCTTGCCTTGCAGCCAGAAGGTCATTCATCAGGCTCTGTGAAAAGTCCACAACGTGGTCTACTTGTATGGGCCCATCATTCTTGCCCACAACTTCTACTTTGGCGTTCTCACGATATTGCTCTGGGAACCGCGCAGCCATTGACCGCGACCAAAGTCCGGTGTTCAGCTTTGGCCCGCCTGGGTTCTCGATGATGTGAGTCTCTGCGAGAAGTTCCCAGTAAGCAAGTGCGTCGAGTCGTGCGTTTGCCATGGCGCCCCGAAAATCTTCGTGAACAGCTTCCCAATTGTCGAGATTGCTGGGCGTGATGCCAAGTTCTGATGCGATAGCCCAGCGTGATTTGCCGGCTTTGCCTAATGGCTCGATCAACGGGATAAGCGCAGGGTCGTACTTTGTGGGACGACCGAGGAACTTGCCGTTCTTGGAGGGTGTCTTTGTTACCATGTTGCGAATTGTAACCACGTTTGCGCAAGCTTGTAAACTGCTGCCCTCGATCCCACGGGTAACAGCAACAGGTAACAGTAGCCCAAAACTCTAGTATAGAAGTATATATATATATATAAATATCTTTTATATTTATACTGTTACCTACTGTTACCATGTTATTTGTCAATCGAATCAACAACTTAGCGGGAAACAGTCAGGTAACAGGTAACAGTTAGAATGTCCCATTGTTCTCAATTTCCCGTGAAAGAGCACCCTCTGTACTCGTGACAATCAGTGGCCAGTTGACCAATTTTGCTGCTGTTACCTGTGGAGCTGTTACCTGCCCTTTACGTGTAATGAATGCCGTATAGCGTGATGCCTTTCCATTGACCTTGATCAGTTTGCTTGGCTCTATGTCACCATGCGGCTGCAGTGCTTTGCGAATATACTGTGTTTTGGCTCTGTTATCGTGGCCCCAACGTTCACATAGCACTGATAGCTGGGCCGGAGTGAATGCCGCTATGCCATCAAGATGCTCATCAGTCCACGCGGTGAGGTCTGCTGCAAAGGATTCTAAAGGTGTCTTCGATAATTGGATGGCGACCTGCTTATAGCTTGTCATTGGCGCTGGTGCGTAGTGATCAAACCCACTGATGTCACGACTCATATACCAATTAAGCACAGCCGAAAAGCCTGAGCCATTGTTGGCACGAGCCCACTTCATCATTGCTCCAACGCGTTCTAGTATGTCCTGCTGACTGAATGTTGGGCACTTATAGATTGCCTCTCTTCGCGAAGAAGCCCCCATATGAGTGATGTAAGGCTTATTGGATGTGAACACATAATTCACGTAATTTTTGACGGTGTATTGCGCGCCATACTTGTTGTTGATTGTGA